AAAGTATATAGATACATGGCATAAGGTGTCATACACGTGAAATTATACCTGATGGAGGTGCAAAAAATGAGAGAAAAAGAAGTAGAACAAAAACTTGTAAAAATAGTTAAGTCGGTAGGTGGTTGCTGCATAAAGTTTATATCCCCCGGGATGAATGGAGTACCAGACAGACTGGTGCTTCTTCCAGAAAAGAAAATGGCTTTCGTGGAAATAAAAGCACCAGGTGAAAAACTAAGACCTTTGCAAATAAAAAGAATGAAACAATTGTCTGCACTTGGCTTCATATGTTTTGTGCTCGACAACGAAGAGGAAATTGGGGTGATTCTGAATGAAATACAAACCTCATAATTATCAGGTGTATGCAAAAGACTTTATTCTTGAACATCCGGCTTGTTGCCTTATGTTAGATATGGGGCTTGGCAAGACGATCATTACTTTATCCGCACTCTGGGTTTTATCACTGGATACCTTTGAATCTGGGAAAATTCTGGTAATCGCACCGAAGCGTGTGGCTGAAGATACCTGGCCAAAAGAACTAACGAAATGGGAGCATTTGACCGGTCTTACCTATTCATTGGTTCTAGGTAGCAAGACTCAAAGGGAAGAAGCATTAAGAAAAAGAGCTATGATCTATATTATCAATCGGGAAAATGTTAAATGGTTAGTTGACAACCATGAATGGGATTTTGATACCTTAGTCATTGATGAACTCTCCAGCTTTAAATCCAATCAAGCCCAACGGTTCAAAGCGTTAAAAAAAGTTAGGCCAAAAGTAAAACGAATCATCGGTTTAACCGGGACACCAGCCCCGAACTCACTCTTGGATCTTTGGTCCCAATTGTATTTGATCGATATGGGAAAAAGATTGGGCCGATTTATCGGTGGTTACCGGGAACGCTTTTTTATGCCAGATCGCCGCAATCGCGAAATCATCTACTCTTACAAGCCCAGAGATGGTGCTGAAGCAGCCATTTATGATCTGATCTCAGATGTTTGCATCTCCATGAAGGCCGTTGATTTCCTTGATATGCCAGAAAAAATCTCCAACGTGATTGAGGTTTCGATGAGTGAAAAAGAAAAGAAGCAATACGGCCAGTTGCAAAAGGAGATGGTCCTTACCCTGGAATCTGGTGAAGTGGATGCGATGAATGCAGCGGGTTTATCAAACAAGCTTTTGCAGATGGCCAACGGTGCGGTTTATGGTGATGAGCATAAAGTTCATTACGTGCACGATAAAAAACTGGATGCCTTGGAAGACTTAATCGAAGCTGCTAATGGCAAACCATTGTTGGTCGCCTATTGGTACAAGCATGACCTTTCTCGAATCAGCGAACGCTTCAGTACCCGATGCATCGATTCAGCAAAAGATATAGAAGATTGGAATGCTGGGAAAATATCAGTGGCTTTGATCCATCCGGCATCCGCCGGTCATGGTTTGAATTTACAGGATGGTGGGTCCACGATTATTTGGTTTGGACTCACCTGGTCATTAGAACTATATCTTCAACTTAATTCCAGGCTCTGGCGCCAAGGACAGAAAAATACTGTTGTGATCCAGCATCTGGTTACCAAAGGAACCCACGACGAAGATGTGATAAAGGCTTTGGAAAATAAGGATATCCAGCAGGCATCGCTGATTGAGGCGGTGAAAGCCAGAATTGAGTGTGAACCATGAGTAAAAGAATTGAGAAAATAATGAAAGAATATCCGCAGCGAACCTTAGAATTGAGATGCCTGAAAAACCAGATCAAGACATTTACAGGTATCTCAGACAAAGAATTCATTGAAACTATGCAGTTTGCGAAGCCTGAAGGGGAAAGGGTGCAAACCAGTAATATATCTGATAAAACAGCTGGAATTGCGCTCTCCTATGAAAACAAAATGAATCGCATAAATGATGGCTGGTACAGACATTTGATCAGAAAACACGACTCATTGCAGGAGGAATTAAATTTTTTTGAATTATCCATGCAATCGCTAAGTGGCAGACTACCCGAAATAATCACTGACATGATCATAAATGATCTGACATGGGATGAGATTGCTGATAAATATGATATCAGTCGGAACATGATTGCTAAACATCGTAAAAAAGCCATTTGCGAATTAGAAGAATTATATAACCTTCGTGATCAGCAACTGGCTGATTATATGTTAAGTTGAGGGTGGTCATGGATTGTAAAAGAGGAGACATTTATTCTGTTGATTTTGGTCATGATCCGAAGAGCAAGAAACAGTGTGGGATTCGACCAGTAATTGTTGTTAGTAATAATAAAGCCAATACCCATTCACCGGTGATTACAATTGTGCCACTGACCTCAAGAACAAGTAAAAAACGTTTTCAACCAACCCATGTTTTTATTCAAGCATCGGTTGAAAGCGGTTTAAGATTAAACAGCGTGGCACTTGCTGAGCAGGTCGAAGCGATTGATAAAGAAAAACTCATGTGTAAGATCGGCCAGATTACCGATGATCACGTGATGGAGAAAATAACCAAAGCTATTCAGATCCAGATCGGCGTTTTTGAACAGTATAATTAAACTTGCAGTCAGAAAAAATCTGGCTGTTTTTTTATTATTTGAACACCTTAACGCTAAATGGTTTACTAAAGGTGTACTAAGAGTGTACTAAGAGTGTACTAATGGTGTACTGCTTTTTCATTTTAGATGTGGTAATATTATAATTGCCAAAATAGAATAAATTGTCAAAACAAATAAAAACATATATGAAATGATTGATGCCTTTACAGGAAAACCTGTGAGGGCTTTTTTAATGCTGGAAATGAGGTGAGAGATATTCCAAAGAAACCCCTACGGCCGTGCTCACACCAAGCATGTCCAAATCTAACATCTGAACGGTACTGTGACGAGCATGCCAAGCAAGAAGCAAAACGCTATGAAAAGTATCAGCGTGATCCGGAGACCCGGAAACGCTACGGATGGGCATGGAAACGCATCCGCGATCGTTACATCAAAGCCCACCCGCTTTGTGAGATGTGTCAGGAGAGTGGCAAGTTGACCCCGGCTCAGGAAGTTCATCACATTAAACCTCTGTCTATGGGCGGGAATCATGATGAAGAAAACCTCATGGCCCTGTGCAGTAGCTGCCACTCCACCATTACCGCTCGTGAAGGTGGCCGGTGGAAATGAACGGCTACAAGATGCGAAGCCAATCACGACGGGCGTAAAGGATTCGTTCAACGTTGACAACTTTGGATTGTTCATCGATGGTAAAGAAAGCGACATAGTTCTTAATCAAGAGTTTTCGGTACCCCATTGAAGCCAGCCGGTCATCACGAACTGCCGGACATTTCTGCGGCATTTCGGATAACCCAAGCAGTGCTTCTTCAATCGTGTCCATCATATTCATGGCCGTCATTGGCGATGACAATTGTGAAGATATGTACAGGATAATATCACGAAGGTCGTGTTCGGCTGGCTCTGAGACCTCAATGCTATACGTTGCCATTGGTTATCTCTTGTCGCAGGTCCTTCATGACATCAGCCAGTGGACGTTTTTTTCCGGCTTTGATGGCGGCACGACCTTCATCAAGAGCACGATAAAGTTCAACCTTGCCGTTTAACATTTCGTATGCCTCGATGCTCATGACAGCCAAGTCCCCCTGACCATTCTTAGTGATGAAGATGGGTTCTTCGTGTTCGTGACAGAATTTAGAGATTTCATTGTAATTATTTCTTAGATCCGTACTGGATTTAATATTAGGCATTTGATTGTCCCCCTTTGTTAATCTAAAGATATTATACCAGAATATCTTTAGATTAACAATAAAAATAGCCGGTGGGGGTAGTCAAATCGCTAAAACGTGTTGCAAATGCAACGGGTAGGGGGCAACGCGTTAAAAGTCGCGATTTCAAGAGGTCGTATAGGGAAGCATAACTGCTCAGAAAAAGTAATTAGAAAAAATCACATCTCAGTTGCATGAAATAGTTGCTCTTTTAATCCAATGCCGTTATGATAGAAATAAAAGAAACGCCCATAATTCTGATAGAAAATTGAGGATGAAAATGGATAATGCTAGATTTGAAAAAGCAATTTCAGATTTACAGCAGGGGTTGGCAAAGTATCAAAAAATCATGAGAAGGTTTCATGAAGTTAATGTAAAAGAAGATGAAGAATTTCAAAATGACTATAAAAAGTTCTATGGCTTTAGACATCCGAACGTTAAGGATTTTTCTAATGGCTTTTTTAATCTGCTTGAGGATAATAAAAACAAAGCTCTTGAATATCCTGATGTATTAAAGTATCTTGAAACCTTTGGACGACTAGAAGCTTCTTTTGCCAGTAAACTAATAGCGACAATCGATCCAAATAAACCAATAATAGACCAGTATGTTTTGAAGAATATTGGACTGAAATTACCGTACACATATGCGAAGGACCGATTTAATAAAACCGTGAAGTTGTATGACGATGTTTCTGATTGGTACTCGACGTATTTAAAAACAGATGATGCAAAAAAAATGATTCAATGTTTCGATCAAGTCTATCCTAATGCAGAAATCACAAAAATAAAAAAAATCGATTTGATCTTGTGGCAAACACGGTAGGAGCTGATATATCTATAAGCAAAATTCTATCAAAGCAACTGCAAATTATGTGGTTGTTTTTTTATTGTAAAAAATGATTAAAGAAAGGACGGTGTGTTTTATGGCCAACGGTCACGGCGGTTCCCGAGTCGGAGCCGGAAAAAAGAAGAAAGCTCTTGTTGATAAACTGATGGATGGTAACCCCGGTAAACGTAAGCTGACGGTATTGGAATTTTCTGACACCGCCAAGCTGGAAGGTCAGGACATGCCCCCGCCAAAAGACTATCTCAGCGCCACACAGAAAAACGGCAAACCGCTGATGGCAGCGGATGTTTATGAAATCACCTGGCAATGGCTGGCCGAACGGGGTTGTGCTCAACATGTCTCAACACAACTCATCGAGCAGTATGCCATGGCGGTATCCCGATGGATTCAGTGTGAAGAATCAATTACTGAGTTTGGCTTTCTGGCCAAACACCCTACCACAGGCAATGCAATCCCATCACCCTTTGTGGCCATGTCCCAAAGCTTTATGAAATTGTCAAATAACCTTTGGTATCAGATATACCAGGTAGTCAAAGAGAACTGCGCCCAGGAATTTAAAGGCAGCAATCCCCACGATGACGTGATGGAACGGCTGCTGACGGCCCGGCGCGGCGAATAGAATTAGGAGGAATCTGATTGGAAATTCAAAAGATACCCGTAAAGAAAATTAAACACGCTAAATACAATCCCCGGAAAAACCTTAAGCCCGGCGATGCCGAGTATGAGAAACTCAAGCGCTCGATTAAAGAGTTTGGCTACGTGGAACCAGTCATCTGGAACCAGCGCACCGGCAACATCGTCGGTGGTCATCAGCGGTTTAAGGTACTGACCCAGCTGGGCGAAAAAGAAGTGGATTGCGTTATAGTGAATATGAATGAAGAAAAAGAGAAATCATTGAATATTGCTCTAAATAAGGTCTCCGGAGATTGGGATATGCCGCTGTTAACGGATCTGCTAAAGGATCTTGATGATAGCGGCTTTGATCTTTCCCTGACCGGTTTTGATCTGGCAGAAATCAATGAGCTCTTTGGTGAACCCGATGCCCAGGAGGATGACTTTGATCCGGACCAGGCTTTGGATGAGATCACCACCCCGATGACCCAAACCGGCGATGTCTGGCTGTTGGGAAAACACCGGTTGATCTGTGGTGATTCCACCCTCAAAGACGATATGGATACTCTGATGGATGGTCAGCTGGCTGATCTCATTTTAACCGACCCGCCTTATAACGTCGATTATCAGGGTGGCACCAAAGAAAAACTTAAAATTCAAAATGACAAACTCAGTGACGCTTCTTTCCTGGCGTTTCTAACCGCCGCTTTTGAGCGGATGTTTGAACAGTCGAAAAAAGGTGCCCCGATCTATGTTTTCCATGCCGACAGTGAAGGCTACAACTTCCGGACCGCCTTTAAAGAAGCTGGCTATGTGTTGCGGCAATGCCTGGTCTGGGTGAAGAACTCCCTGGTCATGGGGCGCCAAGATTACCAATGGCAGCATGAACCGATCCTCTATGGTTGGAAGGATGGCGCTGGCCACGCCTGGTATGGCGATCGAAAGCAAACCACCCTGGTGCGGTTTGACAAGCCCCTGCGAAACGGCGAGCACCCCACCATGAAGCCGGTGGGACTCTGTGGCTATTTCATCGGCAACTCCAGCAAAGAAGGCGACATTGTGTTGGATTCTTTCGGCGGTAGCGGCAGCACCCTGATTGCCTGCGAGCAGATGGGCCGGGTCTGTTATACCTCGGAACTGGATCCCAAATACTGCGATGTGATTGTTAAGCGTTACGCTGAAACAACTGGTTCAAACGACGGGATTTCAGTTATTCGTAACGGTAAAACAAGTGGTTATTCTGAGCTTTCGGCTAAAGAATAAATACACATAAACACGAAGAATTCATTAAATAACACTTGCTATTATGTTGCTTTAGAGTGATATATGTACTAACAAAAAAGGAGGTGCTTTTATGAAAGCAATATTTGCAAGGAAGTTAATGAACATGGAAGAACTTAGGGAGGTCACAGAAAGCGCTAAAAAAGAAGGCAGCGTTGGAACCGAATACACGGTCATCCGAGAAGTTGGATTAAGCGATTTAGAATTTGAAAAGCTGGGCCAGGATTTGTTAGAAGACCAACCCTGGATTAAAGAATCGGATGGCGGCAACGACAAAGACGGAAAAATAAGGTGCATAAGGGTTCAGAACTTAGCAACAAACGAACGCATTTTGATAAACAGCGAAGGATACGATTACCCCCGCTACACAGCGATCGAAAATTAAAAAAGCAAAAAGCGAGTTTGGCAAGACCAGGAACTCGCTTTTTTAATTGGTTCTCAAAGCTCAAAATATACACCCTTCGATAATGATATTATCTTTGTCAAATACTACTTGCTAATTAGCACCTTTTGAGTGATATATGGACACAACAAAACTACATTTAAAGGAGAAAAAATCATGAAAAAAGGTACATTGCTCGTTTCAGGAAATAAAACCTACCAGATTGTTGGACTCAACGGTAGAGACTTGGTCCTTGTGGAGACAAGCGGGAATTATGACCAAGTGCTAATCTACGGCCCCCAAGAACTGTGGTTACTGATCGAAGAAAATCGCTTTGAACTGGTTGTCGAAGGTAAAAAGAAAAGTAGTGGCAAGAAATGAAACCTCAAAATTTAACAGCTGTCAAAAAAGGTGATCGGGTTAGACTGATTTACATGTATGATCCCTACTCGACTCTGCCTAAAGGGGCAACTGGTACCGTGGACTGTATTGACGACATCGGCACCATTCACGTTTCATGGGACTGTGGTAGTCGCCTTGGGTTAATCGCTGGGGTGGATCGTTGGGTGATGATTGAAAACAGCAGCAAAAATGAAAAGCAAGGTGAAAGACCATGACGATGCAATACCAATTTACAGACTGTGATCGAAAAGCCATGGTGACTGCCATCGGTGAAATCCTTGAGATTCAGCCCGTCTACCAAGGAGTACCATCCTTTGCCTACACCATTGGCGGCTTTGAGGTGGATAAGCAAGGGACCCTGATTGTTGCTGAAGCGACTCCCGAAACGGTGGTTGATACCTTACTGGAAAGCCTGAAGTTGAGAGGATTCACTTTTGAACAAGAAGCAAGCCACACAGAACCCGAAACAGAACCCGAAACAGAAACCGAAAACCAAATCCAAACAGAAACCAAAAACGAGGACATCCTCACCATTGAAATGCCCAAGGAAGGCTTCACTGATAAAGCTGTGACCAACCTTGAAAACCTGTTAAAAGGCAAAGGTGAGCTGATTAAAAAAGCCCTTGGCGTTGAAGACCTACCGGTTGAGATGTCCGAGGGCTGCATTTCCTTCCCCTGGTTTAAAGCCGATGCTGATCCCGAAGCCATCCAGGCCTACACCCAGTTCATTGCCGCCATTTGTGAAATGGCCAAAACGCAAAAGCGCATCTCGGCTACAGTAAAGACCGTCAACAATGAAAAGTATGCCTTCCGGTGTTTCCTGCTGCGGCTTGGCTTTATCGGCGATGACTACAAAATCACCCGCAAGATTTTGCTATCGAAGCTGTCAGGCAGTGCGGCCTTTAAAAGTGGAAAAAAGACAGACGCTGAGTAATTCTTTTGTGTTTATTGCGAATTGACTTGCTATTAATGTCGTTTAGAGTGATATATGTACATGCAAACGGAACAAATACACTTTAAAGGAGTACGAAACGATGTTAACAGCAAACTTCGGAATTGAAATTGAGTTCACCGGGATTACCAGAGAAAAGGCTGCTGCGATTGCTGCCAGCTTCCTAAACGGAACCTACGCAGAAGGCGGGACCTACTACGACACCAAAAAGGTCACCGCCCCGGATGGCCGGGTCTGGAAGTTCATGAGCGATGGCAGCATCAATTGCCAACGCAAATCACAGGGTCGCAGGGTCGCCGCTGGCAGAGACTACAGCGTCGAGCTGGTCAGCCCGATCCTTTCCTACCGGGAGGACATTGCTACCCTGCAGGAGCTAGTGCGGCTGCTCAGACGCGCCGGAGCCTTTACCAACAGCTCCTGCGGCATCCACATCCATCTGGATGGCAAAGACCACTCACCCCGCAGCATTAAAAACTTCATCAACATCATCGCCAGCAAGAACGACCTTTT